CAACAAAAGATTTGCTTGGAACAAATCCAACTTTGTATGTTGGTCTGTTTGTGTACTTGTCGAGAATCAATGTCTGAGAAGTATTTTTAACAAAGTGGTCTGCAAGATAAACTACACCATCAGATACAGTAATCTTAGAACCTTTAGTGAATGTTTCTTCGGTTGACAATCCTTCGTCAACAACATATTGTGTTGCGTCTGTCAATGCGGCATTTGCATATGCACGACCAGAAACTGCCGAGGTAAACAACAATTCACCATTGTCAAAAGTTGTGTTTGCTCTCTTATCGACAACTGATGTAACATTCAATATGACTGTTGCGCCAGTGTTCGCTACAGTATTTGCAGTTGTTGCGGTTAGTGTTCCTGTTACGTTTGAAACGTAAATTTTAGGAACTGTTGTAATTGGGTCAGTATAGAATGCTTGAATCGTGGCAGTATTGCCTGTTGAGAATGTAATTGTATTACCAACAGTCAATGTTGACGGTGCGGTATTAACTGTTAGAACAATTGCACCAGAACTTAAGTAGTTGATGAATAATGTTTTAGGGTCAGTACCCGAAACATCTTCAACAAGTCCTGCATACGCTTTAAGACCCGTATTTGCACCAAAAAGATTAGCGCCTTCAAAATCTGTAACGTCAACTTCAACACCATTGTAGGTGGCTTGAAGTTTGACGTATTGCATATTTAAGTCGAGGGTTTGCTCACAACCATCAACAATTGCGCCTTGTTTGAAAAAGTAATCTGCAAAACGTTTTACCTGTGACTGCTGTAGTGTTTGTGCTTGAGATAATTCTCTAGCCTGAACAGCACGACCTGGTCTATACAGAACTCTTACAAACTTTTTGTCTTCATCAAAGTCGTCATAATACGGACTTGTATTTAAGTCTACACCGCCTGGATTTGCCATTTGTATTTCTTTTTAATTTAGAATTGAATAATCAGTTTAACGTCTTCGATTTGATCTGTTGCTCTTGCAATAGGTACTCGATTTTCAACATACAACAAATCACCAGAATAAGAATCTAAACTTGGTGTACTGATTGCAGTAATTGTGCGAGATGTACCTGATGTTCCACCAGTAACAGTTGCGGCATTTGCAAATACTTGATTGACTGGTCTTGTAGTATATAGATAATTATTTGTTGCATCCCACTCAACAACAAATGCCGTATTGCTACCACTTGTAACAACTTCGTCTAATGTAAAGTTGCCAGAACCTGATACTGTGTATCTGAATGTTTGTCTATAAGAAGACCCTGTTGCACGGGTTGTTGTGCCATAAAGATATGGATCTCTAACCAAACCAACTTGTCTAAATTCGTTAGCTGTAGAAATTGTGTTTGATTCGCTACCATCTAAACGAGAGTTAATCATAACATATTTGCCACCCAATTCTTCAACTGGATTTGCACCATGGCCACCCTTTGGTGAAATGATTGCTGTTGCTGTAGCCGAACCAGATGCAAATGCTACTGTTGCTCTAGTATATCCTGTACCAGGATTTGTAATTGTAACTGCGGTAACTGCGCCAGCAGAGATTGTGGAGTTAGCAGTTGCGCCAGTACCATCACCAGTAATCGTAACGACTGGTGCAGAACCATATCCAGAACCACCACCAGTTACTTTAACAACGTGAACACCACCATCGATTGCGGCCGCTTGAACGTCCCATTGATCTGTGCCATCGTCAGATGCTAATGTTTGAACTGGAATATAATCGTTTGTCAAAAACTTAAGCGCATTTGCTGTAGTAACTGTGTACAAGTATTTCCAAATGTATCCATCGGCAGTCGTAAACTGTGTAGTGCTTACACCCGTTGGCTTTGTCGTAGATGCCGCACCTGATGCGTTCCAAAGACATTTGTAGACATTATAGTCTTCAGTCAAAACATAGAAGTCATCTTCTAATAAATTTGTGTCTTGGTCATCATAGAAGTCATAAATCGTTCCGGAAGTCCAGTTATAACGGGGAACCGCATGTGTCACATCGGATGTTTGAATGCGCTTTGCGCCAAACATGTCACGCCAAGGAGTAAATTCGATATTTGCAGTAGAATTTACTGGAGTAGGTGGGTTGTTATCGTCTGCAAAAGCTGTATTTTTGCCAACAAACAGATACATTGTAGTGTTTGCCGCTTCTGAGAAGGACTCCACGAATTGCTGTGCATTGTGGACTCTGAATTTGCTGGTTACTATGGAAGGCATATTTTTCCCTTTACTGAAATTTGTTCGTTGAAACTATTTTTAACTGTAGTATTTATAATTTTTTTAAGCCGCTTCTTGTTTGTATGCGGAAACATTTGTATAAGAACCTACTGGGTTTACGTTAACCTGTAAGTACGTTGAATTTGCGACACTCTTAACAATAAATTTTTCGTCATTGACAATAAAAGAATCGTTGACGGAGAAGTTGCTGGAAAAGTTTGTTCCTGTGCCAATAACAGTATTGCCAGAGAATGTAACTGTTCCAGTAATCTTAACGTTTTTAACGTATTCACTACTTGTTTTCGGATCGGAAGTAAAGAATGAATCGAATGAGAATGCTGAAAATGCAGAAATTAACGTGTTTGCATAATCGGCAATAATCAAGTCACCATACTGAGTTGCGTATGCGGCAAATTCTATTGCAGGAACTTCTAACTTATACTGACGAACTGCAATGTCGTGTGAAGTATCAAATATTGTTTCTCTTCTAACTTCAAACGTTCTGGTAAACGATGATGTACTGTCTAATTTAGTTGGCGCAATATGTACTTGAACTTCTCTATTTGAAAGTAACGTAGAACTTGTATTTGCAACACTACTGATAATTCTAGAATATCTAGATTGTGCGACACTTGGCTCAACATTAAATTCTTCAAGAATGTAAAGAATGTATTCATTAACATTTATCAAAGATTCAACTGCGCTACTAATAACTGGAGAAACATCCAATACAGTTTGAATCAGAATTTCACCGAATGCTTGTAAACCAGCAGGGTGAATAATATTTTTAATTGTGTCTCTATACTTAGTAAAGACTAAACCACTTCGTATTACGTATGAGAAGTCTTGATAATAATATGAGTCTTGAATTTTCTTGTAGTCAATCTTACCATCATCGGTAACCCAATTACCTTCTTTGACACCAAGACCAGATACAGTCACGCTAACGTTTGCGTTGCCATCACCAATCGCAGTCAAGTTAGCATTTGCTGAAGTATAGTTGACACCAAAGTTTTTAATTTCAATCGCACGGATTGAACCAATACCTGTTATGTTGTTTACTTCGTCAATCGTAACGTTTGCGCTTGTTCCTTGAATTCCCGTAACTACAAGATTTGCACTAGAACCTGTTGTCGAACTCACTACTACACTTGTAGGTAAAGTGGAATTTGTATATCCTGTACCGAAATTTGTTAACTCAACTCTTGCGATAGGACCAATTGGAACCCAATCTTCATTCTTGACAACATCTTTGCCAGTCTCACCGATAACTTTATCACCATCTTCAAACAATAAATTGTATGAAGTAGCCTCTGTAACTGAAGCAACAATACCTGTTGCATTTGCACCAGAGCCACCAGTGAATGTAATTGTATTACCAACACCATAATTAGAACCACCACTTACAATTGTGATTAGATTCTCAGACAACATACCAATAGATTGAATTACGTCATCTACAAGTGTGATTGATGGTTTCTTATAGTAATTGCTACCACGATTGATAATCTGAACACGTGATGCTTCACCAACTGTGTATGTGTTTGCGCCTGAAGTTACTGTGTATGTGTTTGCAATTTCTGTAACTCTAACAATCAGTCCAGACCCACCCGTTCCGCTATTGATAACAGATGCATTTGTGCCAACACGATATCCATGTCCAGTCGTGTTATAATTAATTGCTGTAATTGGTGATTGTTGAATAGAAGAAACAACTGCTTCTACTGCTGAACCATCGCCGGTGAATGCAATTGCATCACCAACTTGATATCCAGAACCAGCATCGTTGATGGTAAATCCAGTTACCATGCCATACAATGATGTCGTTAATGTTTCATCTGTAATGTCGGTAATTGATTCGCCACCTAAGAATGTTCCGCTTACTAGTTTCAGCGTCATCTCTGCAACTTCAATTGAACCGATCACATAACGTTTAATGTCAACAACATTACCTAGGGCATTACTAGTGCCACCATTAATTGTTTTGTTTAGAAAATCAAATACGTCATCGGTAACAACAGCACGAACAATTTGAGTTTTCTCAAAGTCTCCATCAGAGACACGTAACAAGTCTTCACCTGGATAGTAAAGATTAATGTCTTCATTGTATAAAAGTTTGAATAAGAATTTATAAGAATCTTCATTACTCTTAGATTCAAAAAAGTCTTTAAATTTTAATGCGACAAGTCTCTTGTCCGAGTACATTGTCATCGGAATAGACGTAAACAATTCGTCTTTCAAATACTCAATGTATTTGTCTACAGAATACTCAATGTTTCTGTAGTCTAAAATTTTACCTGTTTTTCTAACTACGTTATCTTTAACTACTTTGATTGTCGCAGTAGCATTAGACGTTTGTCCAGTAAGAGTTTCAGTTAAGTTGAATGGTTTCTTGGTTGTAGTTTTGACAACCAATGTGTTTGTGCTAACTTGTTTGATTGTAGCAGTTGCACCATTTTCTCCGACAACCTCTTCATCACGCACGAATGTGCCTGATACCGATTCTAGCGTTATTGTTGTAGTCTGAAGCCATTCATAGTATGCTTTCAGAAAGAGTAAAAATCTTTCCGAATCTTGTGCTAAGTCTCCAGATAGGAGACTGTCTACACTCAATGAAGGTTGGAAGAAAGTTTCATTCATTTTATCTATTTACTAAACTGATTGATTTGTCATCTACCATTGTTACTGATACATCTTCATCACGAATGCTTAAAATCTGATTTCTTAATGGCAGAATATCTTTCTCTGCTGGATATGCAGTCAGCTTAAGAGTATTACCTCCATCGGCAAATGATGTTGGCGCAAAGCTGTTGAGAACAATTTCTCCAGTAATATAATTTAAAGTGCCAGCGTTAATTTGAACTGCAAGATTTTCTGTGGTCGTTGCTCTATATATTCTCATAATTCCATTGTTTTCTTCTAAGAAACAATTATTGAATCCTTGATAAGAGAATGCATTAGATGTGACTTTGTTACCAACGCCATATGGATGTGAGGATGGACGCCCACTAGTTGTGGTGTCAATTCCATTTGAGAAACCAATCGTATATTTCGTTGGCGTATTCAATTGAATGTCAACTTCTTTTCTCATTCTTAAAGTTAAGATACTGTTTAAAATTGAACGTTCGCTAACGTCAATCAAACGTGATAACTTAGAGTATCTAAAATACTTTGAGAACTGATTGATTTCGTCTGTATTGTACGTGCTGATTACATCTGTAATTATAGATTTTAAACTTGCGATAGATGCACTTGTTTTATCCGAATCATATTTTGTTGTTACGTCAACAAGCAAATACAAATATTCAGGATCAACAATTTCTGTTGCTACAGTCAATATCTTCTTAGGCTTAATAATACTTTGAATTAAATTGTTTTTCTCTGTTGCAGTTAACACTTCACCAACAGTTGGTTTGATTGCAATAAAAACTTTACCATAAACTGGAGGATCATTGTCTTCACCACCCCAAACAGAAACAGAGTCAACGTTTGGTTGCTTTAGCAATAGTGCTTTGTAGTCTTCAGTTGTAACTGCACGATTCTGTGCTTCATATGATCTTGGCGCATTGAATTTGATCTTGGTTGTAGATTCTCTTTCAGCACCACCAGACGCAGGATCAGTTGATGTAAATGTTGCACCCGTTACACCAGCAACAGAACCGGCATAAGATAATGTTTGAATGTCGTTTGCTTCTGCACCAGATGTTATTAAAAATTCAAATACAACAATGTTGCCATCATCAAGTGCTACGCCAAATCTGTCATCGCCAAATTTAATTTCGTATTGTCCGTCTTCAGTTTCTTCTAAGAAATAAATTTGAGATATGTCTGTAATCTCAACAAGGTTTTCCGATTGAACAAATGTACGGGTTGTGCTATCTGTAGAAGAGTTTAATACTTTAACAACAAGAGTTGTCGTATCAATATTTGCATTTGGTATTAAAAATCTTTGCTGTAAGTCTGCGGTGTTAACAGTATAGCGTCTAGATAAAAACGATCCTTCTTTCAGAGTAACTGAAGAAGAATATGTGCCAGAACTATTTGCTACAGTAACTGCGGAAGTGTTTAAAAACACATAAGACTTGCCGTCAATTGAACCTGTGAATTCTGTGTATGCAGGAATAGTTACAGTTGATGGCGCACCAGTTACAGTCAATGCTAATGTTCCTGTGATAGATGCGGCAGTCTTTGATCTTGGTGTGTAGTTTAACGATTTTGCAAGATTGACAATGGAGTTTCGCTTTTGTGCAGTCGAAAGGAATGCCTCTGACGCAACCATGTTCAGATAGAAAGAATTGTAGTAAGTGTTATAAGCTAGTAAGTCTAATAGGACAGAAAGGCCAGCGCCATCAAAATTGTAATCTCTGAATTCATCTTGTGCTTTCAGATAGTTTACAAAATTTGCTTTTATTCCTGTAAAATCTAACTCATCTACTTTTAAATTATTGTCTGAGGCCATTATGCCGTCCTTGCAATTGTTGTTATTAGTGAAGACGCTCTTCCGACATTTAAAATCACATAATCTAGTTTAATTGTTATACCATAATCATCATTCTCAACAAGAATGTTTTTAAGAGAAACTCTAGGTTCAAACCTAGCAATAGTCTCCGTCAATTCTTGTTTGATGTTATGTCGTGTGAATACACTATCATTTTCAAATAGATAATTTGAAATAGTCGTACCATATTCTGGATAGAATGGGCGAGTTCCTCTCTTCGTCTTAATTAGATTAGACAAAGAACGCTTAATCGCAGTTTCGTTTGTGATGGGTCTAACATCACCAGAAACTGGATGTGGCGTGAAATCTAGCGGTAAATCTTTAAAGAATATGGTAGCCATTTTTTTCTTTTATTTATGTTGTTTGTTCTGCCGTTTTCGAATCTTGAATTTCTTTTCTTCGTTCTTTTGCGGCTTTTGTAAATTCTGCTAATGCTTTTCTAGCACGTGTGCCTGCGGCTTTGTTGCCCTTGTTTTGAAATTTGTCGTTTTCAGCAACATAAGTTTCAAATAAATTCACTAAGTTTTCGTGGTTAGTCATGGTAATAATCCTTTAAAAGTTTGACAAAATGCTTGACAAGTGTTACACTAACTGTGTAGCCTATCATATAGATGTTATAACTGTAATAGCCGTATTAGGTACTACAGCAGTTGTTGGGTTATCTAATCTCTCGACAATATCTTCAATTGTTGTTGGCGTGTGTTCCGCAACAGAATCTTTCATTGTTACGCTTTCAGAACCATTTAGAATGATTGTTTTTGCGTTAACTCTGAATACATCTTCTGCATCAAAATAAACATTATTAGAAGTCATCGAAATATCATTGTTTGTTGTTATCAGTATTTTTCCTGTATTTTCAATTTTTATTTGTGTTCCCGTATTATGAAGTATAGTTAACGTATTGCTTGATGCATCATCGGATGCACCCTTAAATTCAATCTTATGTCCTTCATATGCCCAAGAAACAGTTTTTACATTGTTTGCACTTGCTGAAGAAACATCGCTGAAGTTCCTATTTAGGCTTGGCTCAGAACCAAAATATTCAGATGCCGCTTGTGGAATCGCAGGCAGATATCCAAATATTGCAGGCTCTTGTGCGGCTGGTCCATCTAAGAAAAATCCTATGACCCAATCACCAACGTTTGGATGTGCATATAGATTTGGTGTGTTAAGTGGATGAATTGCTAATGCCCAAGGCAAGTCTTCAGTCGTAACTAAGTTTGTTTTTTTAGCTGGATGATATCCAAAACAACGTACTTTACATCTACCCAAAGTTAACGGGTCATCGATATCTTCGACAACTCCAATCCACCAAATAAACCCGTCATGCCCTATAAAGTTTCTCATCAATTATCCCATATGCTTAAAGTACTGAATTTCTTTTTCTTGTTGAGCAACCCATTCGTCTGAAGGTTTGCCTTCGCCTTTATAGTAGCGTAAAGGTTTGCCTGTCTTCTTAGAAACTAAAGCCCATCTGCCATCTACTTGCTTGAGTGTTTCAATCAATTCTGGACCAAAAACTTCTTCTTCCCACTCTTCAGTCGAGAGTGCAGTCCCTTGAATAAACTCTTTAAATTTTTTCATAGCTTATCCAATTCTGATGTGTCTACTGCGCCTGGAGGAACATTATCACGTATCCAAGTCAGCAATTGCTTCTTCACATCGAGTTCCTTTTTTGCAGGTTTTCCTGGTTCTTTAAGTGTCAAATACTTAAAGTCTTTAATGACAGGATTACCTTTCTTGTCTTTGTATGCTTTATTTGTTTTTGGGTCGACAATGAAAATTGTATTCTCTGGATTATTTAGAATGACATAAACACCGCCTTGAACGGATGGTGGCATAGCTGTTGTCACTAAGTTATATACAGTCTGTGCCGCACCAGCATGAGTAGCAAGCAGAATGTCTTCTGGCACAACTCTTGCTCTTGATTTGTTGTTCTTGATTGCAATCTGATAGTTAGTTAGAACCCAAGATACGTGAATGTTCTTTGGCTCATATCCAGCGGCAAACAGTTTTGGCAAAACATCTGTCATATCTGAAACTTCTTTGAATGTGCTGTCAAAAATAAGATTTGGTAATTGCCCCTTTTCAGCACCAGCAAGCATCAAGTCTAACGTCTTATTCTTTACGTCAGTCGCACGAATGAGAACGTGTAAAATGTAAACATGAGTTGGTGTTTTCAAATCCAATTGACCCATCTTTAAATTCTTGTCAGTCAATTCTTTTTGAATAAGTTCTTTGTCTTTTTCAGAAATCTTGTCGCCATATTTGTCGAGCAAATCTTGGGTTGTGAATTTACCAAGCGCATCTAGCTTTTGAAATGCAATCTTCAATTCATCAACGTCACGTATTTTAAACTCAGAACCTTGCATGAAGTGTTTGATTGCAAAGCCTTTGCCCGACCCTGCACCACCAGCAAGGAACACAATCTGCCCGTACTTTGCGCCGTTGTTGTAGAGAATTTGCTTCTCCACAAGTTCATATGCTTTGTAGTCTTTTAATTCTACATACTCTGAAAATTTAAGTCTTGTCATGTTGGTATCCTATTTGTTCTCCAATTTGCAACTATGCTAGAGTTGTCTAAGTCTTCTGCAAATCTTAAATCGCCTAATGATTTTTTAATTGTATCTGGTGTTTGTGCAAAATCGATTGTATCATTTTTATTATACAACTGATTTTGATCGATTGGTGAAGAGCCTCTACTTAAATATAAAGTTTTGATATACTCACCATCACGCAATCTATGATCCACACCAGTCACTAGATATCTTCCAGAGTGAATGTCATCTGAAGGTGGAAATGGATTACCAGCATCGCCAACTCTTGCACTTTGACTCGGCACAAAAAAGTTTACAATATTGCCAACGCCAATGTCATTCGTTCCACCTTGAATCTCAACTTTGATTTTGAATAGACTTTTAGATACTTGTCCGTTGATGTGATTTGGCATCCATGCACTTCTATCGCCGGTATCATTAACAGAAGATACTATCAATTTTCTTCCTGGTATCTCTCCAGCAAAGTCATTGTATGTGCTAAAGATGTTATAGTCATCTATCAATTTATTCTCATAAAAATCGTCAGTTAATTTATCTTTGTTTGTGTATCCGAACTTCTTTTGAGAGTGTGTTCTTGAAATAGGATCGATTGTTGTGATTGTTGTATTGTAGAAGCCTAATAACATTGCTTGAACGTGATTGAAATTCTCTTCACGTTCGAATATTGGAGTACGAATGATAGAACCATTCTCTGTTTTAGAATCTAATTTGGGCAAGAAATATATTGTTTTTATAGTTTCGTTTTTTGCTTGTTCGATTAAAGATTCAATGCTACCAAAATAGTGAGAACCTGCAAATGCTTCTCCTGTAGACTTTGTTCCTGTTACCGGAATCAATCTTTCAAAGAACACATAAAATTTATTTTTAACGCAAGACCTCTGTGCAAGAAAGTCGATTGCTTTGTGTGGCATAAGCCCAGTAGAAATGAATGGCTTTGTCAGCGTCAGTTTTGGGTCTTCCATGATTAAATCGTTTGGAGACATTTCTGCATAGATGTTCTTTACTGCATCAACATACGTCATTCCCGAGTAGCTTTTAAATAAACTTTTCTTCAATGATCTTACGTGTGTGCGAGAAACAAAATACAAATCATAAGTTGAATGTAAGTTCATCAAGTCAACTTCAGACTTGCTAATTTTATGAACAACAAGGTCTTCACGCCAAATAATAATGTCGCCAGTGTCTGGGCGAATAACTTTTAAATTGATAATTTCACCACCACGCAATTCAAAGTTTTCTAAGAAACCTGCGGTATCGACAATTGTGATTGACCCGGCAATTGATGATGCAAATATATCTTCTTCAATTGTGATGTTGCTAAACTGCCCACGCAAAACAATCTCAGCACCACCTTTAACTATGATACTCAGTTTTGATATCTCTGCGGTTCCTCCAATAATTGTGGAAGAATCTTTACTATTTGCAGGTGTATAATCTACTGTATTGTCAATCATAGAATAGGTTTAGTTACAATAGACTTTAATGCGTTGTCGATTGCTGGTATGAAAATTGGTTTGACAAGTTTAATTTTAGACTTGTTTGTATTAATGCGAACTTCGTATTGATATTCGCTTTCGCTATTTCTCAAAGACACACTTAAATTAGACCATGTGGTAAAGTCAATAATGTTGCCTTTGCTGTCATAGTAATACTTTACTGTGGACAATGCACTTGCCAAGCTACCATATTTTTCAATAATATACTTGTTTAAAGTTTCTGAATCTTTTGGCCAGTCATCGTAGATATCATAGATATCGTTTGCAAGCATTATGATCCAGTCATATCCTGGTGTGCCATATATTCTGCTCGAAACAGTATCTGGACGTTCGCCATCTCGCACAACATATGGTGAATATGAAATTCCACGATATGTTTTTAAAAAATCTTTCATCTTAACTGAAGTCGTAATATCGATTGCCTTTAAAGAATCGATACTATCAACTTTGTAAGAAATTTTTGGATAGTAGTTAAATACGCTCATAGCATTGTTCTTGTTGCTCTTGCACTTTCTGCGGATGCAAAACTTGATGTGACAAGAGAAGTTTCTTTTAATCCAATCGTTAAAGAAACATCGGTTGGATAATACTCTCCATTGCCTTTGCTATCTTCAAAGAAAGTCATTTTGTTTTGTCCACCATAATCAACTGCGACACTTTCAATCACACATAAGTCAGATTCAAATAAGACTGGAAATTCATTTCCGTCCTTTTTATACAGCAACAATTGAAATCTGCACATGTCTGGATAGCCAAATACTTTTGTTGAGAAACTTGCATTGACTAAAGCATCATATTCGGTAGATGTGATTGGTGCCGTTGATTGTGTAGTTTGTTCGCTTTGTTGCGACAAGTCGGTACCACTACCAGACAATGTGCCTTCATCGACCGATTC